CGGGTGTGCAGGCCACTCACCACAGGAGCCTCTCCCACCCCCCATCCGCTGTCATCATACTCCCCGCGCAACAAAACGCCTTGGCGGGCCCTTTCTGAGCGATTGCGTGGCATCCGCTACTGCGGGTCGCACTCCCCGTTTGGTGGTGGTGCGGTGTTGGCAGGGGGGATCATCCCGAAATCTGTTTCGGGATCATGCCGGCCAACTCTTGCCTGCCGTGCATACCGGACTGCCTTCCAACCAGGACTACTCTGCTTGCCTGCCACACCGGACACCTTCCGTACCGGCTACCTTCCACGCCAACCAACCTTCCACACCGGCCATGCAGAGCGGGAGAGCGGGAGGTTTGTGGGGGTTTATGCGACTTGCTGACGGGAGCAGGGGGCCGTCAGAGCCCCCCCCTGCTGCTCCCGTCGAAGCAAGTCGAACTCCCCAAGAGGGGAGTGTCATGATCCCTCTTTAGGGGGATTAGCCTTCTTTGCATAGTGAAGTTCTGGAAGTCGTACCCGCTTGCTACATTTTATCAACGTAGATTTGACTACAGAGAAATTCTGGGGCATTGGATTGGCCTGCTATGTACTACGAAGTAAACGGAAAGGTCGTGACGCTGCGGGGGTTGTTCAGCTCCATGCCGCCCATGTCCCACCACCGCGAAGACTCCAAGAGCGAAGTGCTCAACCACATCGCTACCACACTCAAATGCAGCCCACAGAGCGCACGCCGAGCCTTCGACTCGATGCGCCAGCCGAAGACCGCCGTGCTGTTGTTCGATGGAAACAACGCTGCGTGGCACGGGTGCGATTGGGTGCCCGAGAACGAAACGGATTCCAACCGCATGATGTCCCGTCGCCTGACCAACAACTCCAAGAAGGTCGAGCAGTTCATCTCCGGGTATCGAAAGATGGAGTCCATGGTTCAGCGAGCCCTTGAGCGCATGGATGAGATCGAGCAGATGATGAATGCCCTGGGCGAAAGGATCGAACGCATCGAGGAAGCACTGGCCAACGGAGTCGAGCTTCAGCAGCAACCCCAAGAAACGGAAACGGTGTCGCAGCCCAAAGGACCGGACACCGGGACCACCGGGGATCCCAACGATCCCTACGGGTTCTTTGCTGCGATGCGCGAGCCTCTTACCGACGACGAGCAGGAGCCTTCTTGAGATCAGCACCGGTCATCATGCCGGGGTTCCACTCGCTCCACACGATGGAACCGTTCTCGCCGTGAGACAGCGGGAGGACAGCCCGATCAAGACGTCCTCCGCGCTTGCAGAAGTTCAGGCGGAACTTGCGTGGCTTCTGGTGGCCCACTTCTTGGATGACGGCGATCTCGCGTGCCCAGTTGGTGAGTTCGCTGGAACCGAATCCAGAGTAGGCCAGCTCCATCATGGATGGCGGTTCACCGTCTCGGTCCTTGGCCGGCTTGGCGATGTGATGGATCCACATCCAGCAGACCTTGGTTTCCTTGAGGATTGGCTGGAGCTGATTCCTGAGGAACTTCGACACGGCTTCCTGGTTGGAGAGATCCCCACCAAAGTACGACAGCAACGGATCGCACACGATGAGATCGAGCTTCGACTTGGTGATGAAGCGGCGGGCGTATTCCAGGAATGCTTGGCCGGTGCGGACGGTCTCGGTGCGGAAGGAGATGTTCTTGCGGATGGCTTGGGAATCGGACCCGGAGAGTGAGAGTCCCTTGACGACGCCTTGGAACGCTTCGGCGAGATCGCCTTTGTCGTTCTCGGCTTGGATGACACCGATGCGGAGTGGCTTGACCGGCGCGATGCCGAAGAACGGTTTGCCGGTGGCCCACAGCATGATGAGCTGCATGATGAGGGATGACTTGCCGATGCCAGAGCCGCCGGACAGGACGATGGAGGATCCCTTGGTGAGCCAGCGATTGCCCACCAGATTGTCGGGATCGTTGGATGGATCGAACCCGGCGAGGTCCTCGGTGGTGATGACGGTGGCATCGTCCTCGGCCTGTTCGATGCTGACGATCCAGTCCTCCCAAGTGGGGGATCCGATGCGTGTGGCGATCAGGCGTTGGCGATGGTCGCCTCGTTGGGCACCGGGCAGGCGGGAGTAGCGGGACGGGTTCTTGTTCTTGGGATCGATGCCGGGGATGTGTGAGTAGATGACATCGCGTCGTTCTTCCCACTGGGCGCGATCGACGGCATCGACGCGGACCCATGCGTGGATGGACTTTCCACCGGAATCGATGAGTACGGAGATGGGGAGGCCGGACTGCTGAAGGATCTCTAGTTGCTGGGCTTTGGGCATCTCGTCCATCTCGACGAGGACATGGCGCAGATTGGAGACGCTCTTGTCGGAGCCAGAGAAGTCACCGGGAGCGAATGGATTGATGCGGACGAACGCACCGCTGGATCCGAGGGCCTCAAGTGGGCATTCGTGGCCGGCGAATCGTTCCATCCACTGTTCTCGGGTCATGAAGGAGCCAGAGGAGTTGGGTTTGCCTTCGGGTGTCAGGTCGTTGCAGATGCATACGATCTCACCTTCGCAGAACGCGGCTTGCAGGAATGCGTGGAACTCATCGGCGATTGGAGCGAGTGGAGCGGGAGCTGCGGCCTGCTTGGTGAAGCGCACGGCGGACATGGGTGGTGGTGCGGTACGTGGCCCACTGGCTTCCAGGAGGTGGCCGCGTGGGTTGGAGTGGGGCGTGTCGCGTGCGGACCTGATCTTGTGGACCAGTTCGCGTTCTTTCCACGGGGGTTGGCAGGATCGGTTCCAGTCGAGGAGCAGATCGTAGGCATCGTTGTCATCGAGGCAGAAGCCGTGGATGAGTCCGGTGGCGGCGGTGAATGCTTGTGCGTGCCCGTTCTGCCCGGAGATGGAGTGAGGAACGCGGGACAGCCATGCTTTGGCCCGCTCAATGGTGGTAGCCATGTGGGTAGATGCGGAGACTACGTCTTCCTCCCTTTGCGCTTGGATCGCTGGACGATGCTCTCGATGCGTTGGATTTCGTGGATCAATCCACGGCGGACGAGCCACTTGCGGTAGGCCACATCCCAGTCCTTGCAGTCACCCCGGTCGCCGGCATCCGGCACGTCAATTTGTTGGAGTGTTTGTGGGCTTTTCATTGTGCTTGATCCATCCGCGTTTGATTGCCTTGGCGACGATGCTCTGGGCGTTGTCCTTCACGTCCTGCAAGTCCTGCTGGAGTTGGGCAGCAATGCTGTCCTCCAGTGGGCCAAGCTTCCGGTTTTGTACGAGTCTGGCTTTGTACCAGGCGTTCTCACGTAGTGGTGTTCTCATTTTTTGATCATGCGTCCGATGATTTCACTGGCCTGCTTGAAGGAGATGGTTTCGGGCTTTTGCACTCCGAACCTGCGGAGAAACCGGACCTGCTTGGGTGTGGCGAGATTCAGCTTGGACCGGCTGTACACGGCATCGAGCAGTGCGGATGCGTGACCCTTGTCGCGGATGGATTGTGCATCGAATCCCATCTGGATGAGCGATGCGATCTGGCGTTCGCTTGGAGGTTGGCGTTGCCATGCAAAGGTTGGTTCGTATTCCGCCACAACTGACGAGTGGATGGATACGGCAAACTCGACGGGGTCGATGAACTTGCCGGCGTTCTTCTTCTTCTCGGCGAGGGATCGCAGCAGTGCCTTCTCTCGTTCGTGCGTGGCCTTGAGGACCTCGTCTTCAAGATCGAACTCGCCTTGCTTGGCGGTTGCCTTGTCGGCCAGTTGCTCGACCTCGCCTTCGGAGATCAGGGATGTGGGCCGGACGAGCCGATGCCTGCCGGTCATCCACAGGAAGTCCAAGATCGTGAGGTGCGTCTTGTCTGGATGCAGCCGGGTGCCGCGACCGATCATCTGCGTGTACAGTGCGCGGGATCGTGTGGGTCGCAGGACTACGATGGTGTCGATGGATGGTTCGTCGTAGCCCTCGGTCAGCAGCATGGCGTTGCAGATGATGCCGCGTTCCTTTGCTGCGAACCGTTGCAGGATCTCTTCGCGATCCGAGGAGTTGCCATCGACATGCTCGGCGTCGAGGCCGCGCTCGATGCACAGGTCGCGCATCAGCATCGAGGTCTTGATGAGCGGCAGGAAGATCATGGTCTTCTTGCCACCGAACTCTTTTACCTGATCGGCGATGCGTCCGAGGTAGGGCTCGATGGATTCACTGGCCTGCGCGGAGTCGAAGTCCCCGGCGGAGAATGAAACCTTGGAGAGATCGATGGACACGTCGCACACGCGGGCTCGGATCGGTACGAGGAACTTGTCGTGGATCAGGTCGAGCAGTGTGACCTCGTAGGCCACGGCATCGAAGTGTTCGCCGAGGGCTTTGCGGTCGCTGCGATCCGGGGTTGCGGTGACACCGAGGACCTTGGCTTTGGCGAAGTGACCGAGGATCGACTGGTAGGTGTTGGCCGCGACGTGATGGGCCTCGTCGATGATGATGAAAGCGAAGTGATCTACTGGGAACCGATCCAGCCGGCGAACGATGGTCTGGATGGAGGCGACTACCACTTTGGAGTCAGGGTTTGCCCGATCCTCTGCCCGCTCCAGTGAAGCGGAGATGCCGGTCGCCTTGCGGATCTTGTCGATGGCCTGCTGGAGGAGTTCTTCCCGGTGAGCCAGGATGAGGACTCGGCCAGTGACCTGCGCTGCGATGTTCGCGAAGATGATGGTCTTGCCGCCACCCGTCGGGATGACGACCAGAAGCCGGTTGAACTCATCCCATTTCTGGGTGACTTGACGGCAGCAAGTCTCTTGGTACGGTCGCAGTCGCATAGTGTTGTTGTGGGTCAGCCGGCAGAGGGTGTGGTAGCCCCTGCCGGCTTTTTCGTTTGGATCAGAAGGCGTCGTCGACGGCGGCGGGGGCCTTGGCCATTCCGCGCACGCGCATCGAGGTTCCTTCGGATCCGTCCTTCTTGACGTAGGTCTCGGGCTCGATGGTGATGTTGATGCGTTGGCCAACGAACCGTTCCAGGAACTTGGTCAGGGCACCGGCACGGGTGAAGTCGAACTCCTCGCCATCGGAGAGATCGACGGTGCAGATGGAGACCAGACGGTTGAGGCGCCAGAACTGCGTCTCCTTGGGCTGGAACCGATCCGAGATGATCTCACCCTGCTCACCGCGCAGGGTCATGATGGATACGGGATTCCCGTTGCGGTCGAGCGGCCCCTCTTTGACGGAGGCCACGGTGACGGTGTAGGTGCCGGGAGTGGTGAACGACTTGGTTTCACCTTCGCTGCGATTGACGACGAACTTCATGCTTCAATGGGTTTGACGAACTTTGGGAGTGAAAGGGTCACAACTTCAGAGCGATAGCCGGGCATGGACCCGTAAGTCCGGCAATCCCGATAGGTGTTGAGGAGAGTCTCGATGTCGTTGTTGGCGACTGCGAGTGCCTCGGCGTCGATCTCGTAGATGCCCACTGCATGGGGGGCGTCCTTCTCGACGGCGATGAAGACGAACGGCAGGTCGATGAACCTGCGATACCAAGCTGCCTGCCAGTGGTAGCGGAAGTTGGCGATTGCTTTGGCGAACCCGGACGGTGATGCGTCCGAGGTGGTCTTGATGTCCAGGATGTGCGTGTTGGTGACGCCATCCATGCGGGCCTTGATGTCGATCCCATCGGGAGTGCGGTCGATGCAGGAGACCTCCGTTTGCATGGAGCGTGTGTTCTGCATCCACCACTGGTGGGACTGGACGGACTGGGCGATGCCTTGGATCTGATCCCAGGCGTCGGAGGAGAGAGCGGTCTTCCCGCTGGCTTGGAACTCCTCGTAGGCAGCCTTGCCTTCCTTGGTACGGCGATCCCCGGTGAACTTGCCGTACTTGTTGCCGAACTCGATGGGCTCAAGGACAGCCATGTGGACGGCGGTCCCGATCTTCATCGCCTCGGTGGGTTCCTGCTTGTTGGTGAGCCAGTGCTGGTAGTGCATGGGCGACTTGGCCAGTTGATCCAGACCGCTCTTGGAGAGAGCGTGGATGGCGTGGTAGTCGTCGGCTGGCAGGTTGTGGATGATTCTCATTCTGTGACCTCCACTCCGCAGGGGAGCCAAGTTTTGCCGCCGTCGGTGGAGTATTCCATCGAGTAAAACAGATCTCCTAACGTCCAAGCACTCATTTCACCGAGAAGGTGTGGCTCCATATTTGAAACGATAAGCATCCGTATTGATTGCTTGTTGTTTTTGTACCTGACTTGCGCCCCAACCGGCACCTCCTCCGCAGTCCACGGCCGCCACTTCTTTGCGGGTGGTACGGAGGCGAGGCGGAATTGGAAATTAGACATGCTGAACACTCCCGGAGAAGCGTATTTAGAATTCAACTCACCAGGTGGATCCAAAGGCTTCCACAAGGAAGCTCCAACATGCTTCACCTCGACCGTTTTCCCCTGCGCCCAAGCGAGCGCAGCTTCTTGCACAGTGAGTTCGCTCACGGCACCACCTCCACGTTGACCGGCTTGGGAATCTTGGAGAGCAGCAAGTCAGGCTTCTGCGACAGCTTGCGGATGCTGTCCTCGGGAAGATCGCGGAATGTTTGACCTTCCTTGATGCGACCGTCGGCCAACAAGACCGCGTTGATGTCGGACTCCACGGGCTCGAAAGCCTTCTCCAGCTTCGCCAAGGCATCCCAATCGCGCACATTGGCGTTCTGCGGGGCTTTGGTCTCAGCAGTGAAGTCAGTGACCTCCTCGGGCGTGTAGACGCCCATAGCGACTTCTGGCGCGAGCATCCGCACCGCCTTGGAGATGCACCGTGCGCGGAGCATGGCGGCGGGATCCTTGGCCCACCCGGACCCGGCCTTTGCAGGCCACAGTCCAGCGACCTTGGCGTCCTCAAGATTGAAACCAATCTCGATCTCGTTGCCGTCGTACTTCCAGATGGCCACGGCAGCCTTCGCATCGAACTGCTTCCAGACCACCTTGCCACCGCGCTGCCGGTATCCGGCGAGCATGGCATCCGAGCGCATGGAGATCTGCCCGTTGATCAGGTGGTACGTCCTCTTGATGTCGAACGGGGACTTCCTCTCAGCCAGGCACTGGAGTGCCAAGATGTGACCCTGCTCGATCTTGGTGCAGCCGAACATGCCGCTGCTGGCAATCCACTCGCCCAACTGGGCAGTGGCGCTGACCGGATCAGCAATCCGGTCGTAGACGTTTACCGGGGGTTCCCCGGACGTGGTAGTCAGTGCTGTTGTCATCGTTGTATCGATTTGATGATGGTTTCCATGTCATCCGAGCGCACACGGAGCGTGCGCGAATTGACCCGGACAACGGGAACCCATCCTCTGCGGATCCATCGCAGAACCGTCTCGCGGTGTACCCCGAGAAGCTCTGCGACCTCCTGAATGCGGAGAAGTTTCACGGACGACAGGTTGGCGTAAGTTGCCTACTGTCGCCAACAACTTTTTAGTACCCTATTCTGGGGAGGTTTCTTGGAATCCGCGCCGTTCAGAAACCAGCGGAAGGGTTTCTCCAGACTGCCTAAGCTCCCTCATGAACTGGGCCTTACCAACCAGCAACCCCTTGTCGTAGGCTCGTTTGAGAAGAGCGATCTTCCTGTCGTTTCCGCCATTCTGGTAGGAGCCGGACATGAAGACCATCTCCGCGAACGTCCGCCTGTTTTTGCCGACAAGCTCGGAGAACCGATCAAACTGTTCCGGGGTCATCCTGTCGTAGCTCTTTCCCCCGAACTGGAGCTTGGGATTCGGAACTGACGGGATGGCGTCGTTGTCTGCGGTGGCTCGCCAAGCTCGATAGATGGAAGCGTTCAACGGATCCGCTTCGATCTCTCGACTCTTCCACGCATCCAAGAAGTTGTAGATGAAAGGGTTCTCACTCTTGGGAGTCTGCAACACCTTCTCTCCCCAAAGATCCCGCATGGCCGGCATGGCGTTGGGATCCTTGGTTCCTGGGATTTGCAGGCCAAGTGCTGCGTACCGTTGGTTCAGATCATTGACCGCATCCTTGAAGAACCCTTCACCACCGATTGCCGGGATGGTCTCGCGTTCTGCACGCCGGATTGATCCGAGGATGTTTGGAGCAAGTGGGCTGGCAGCGGTTACAGCGATGCTCTTGATCCATCTGTCCAGCGCATTTCCTCCCTCTTGGGAAAGCAGCTTGATGAAGTCGCTGGTTCCCTTGAGGAACTGCTGCTCCATGATGAAGTTGATACCGCTCAAAGCCGCACCCATTCCAACAGCAGTCAGGTCTGACACGTCTTCCCGACTGCGCTCTTGGATACGCTTTGCTGATCCCACCATGATGGCCAACGCGCCTGCCACTCCAAGCGCATTGAGATCCTTCACTTCATCGCCAGCCTTGAAGGCCGGATTTCCTCCTGAAATCAACCGGCGCAACCCACTGACGTTGATCGTGCCTGGCGGAAGTATGCCGCCAGACTTTGCCAGCTTCCTCGCCTTGTTCGTTTCACCGGGAGTATCGAGGTTCGCTGAGACGACACCCTTGTCGTAGAGGTACGAGAACGCACCAGACACCACAGTTCCGATGACAAGCTTTGAAACAGCTTGGTTCTGCTCCCGCTTCGACATCTTGCTCCACTTTCTCAGGATGCCAGCGGGCGCGAACGAAAGAGCTTCAGCAGCGACATTGATGGGAGTCTTCTGGAAGAGCGATACAAGCCGATACGGGATGTACCCATACGGTCCAAGCTTCTCTTTGATGAACCGATTGATGCCTGCAACAGCTTCAGTCGCGGCATTGTCCTGCTGATAGACCGCTCTTGCGGATTCAAACTCAATCGCCGCCAAGTCCGCCTCGGTGAATCCTTTTGCCCCGTTGGCTGCGGATTCGTCTGTGACGAGGTAAAGCTCTGGCTTCTTGATGGCCACCTTGATCTGCGCTTCCGACAACCCCTTCTGTTTTCCGATCTCGGAAACAATCCGCGCTCTTTCAGCAGAACGGAATGGAATGTCGGTCGCTTGTGCAAAACGCAGCGTGATATCGGGAATCGCACCGATGGTAGCCTCGACAATGTTCCGTGCGATTGGGGCGTTCTCGTACTGGCCTGCCATTGCATCTGCCAGATTCTTCCATGCCCGCGTGAAGTTCAGCGGATTTCCGACATCCGATCCGATTTCGTAGGGCATCGCCTCGGATCCCTTGACGATCACCTTTGCGGCCTGCGGAAGTGAATTGTAGAACGACTTTACGCGATCAACCGTGCGACTCTTGATGCTGTAGCTGTTGTCCTTTCCTCCACGCAGTGCGGAATTAATGCTAGCCGTGATGTCAGAAGCTTCGCGCAACGGAATGTTGATCGTGTTTCCAACGATGTTCCTGACGATGGAGATCGGAGCCATCACGGATCCCTGAACCAGCGCAATGAACAGATCCGCAGCGGAAGACGGGTTCAACCTCGCAATGGTTTGATTCAGATCGACGCTGGCTTGGTCGTTGATCGATTTGGCGAGATCGAGCAGTCCGCTGTTGATCTTGAACGCATTGTCGTTGCCGGTGTCCGCAGCCTCCTTGAGCCTGAGCTGGATGGAATCAATGGAATCGTTCGACTTCCTGAAGATCTCCATCGCATCGCCAAGAACCTTGGCCTGCTCTGGAGTCATCGGACGCCGCTTCTCTTCAGCCATTGCCTTTCCAACCAGGGTGACAACGCCTTCCCTTGTGGAGGACTTCAGCAGCTTGAACTGGTTGATCAGTTGGCCCCAAGTGGTTCCGCTCTTCGACATTGCAAGAGCCGTCTCTGTGGCTCCCGCCTGATCCCCTGAATTGATCTGCCGGCTGAACTTTTCCATCGCAGAAGCGACTCGCGTGTTCGACTTCGCGTTTGCGATGTCAGCCTCGATCTGTGCATCGGTCAGATTGGAAACCTGACGCACAACGGATTCGACGTTCTGCGGTTTGTAGGAAGCCTCTGGAGACGCGGCGATTGCCTCGCGAATCACTGGTGGCACACCGGGTGCGGCTGCTGCCCTTTCAGCGAAACTGCGGGGCTTCATCCCGGCTTCGGTCTTGATCGCTGAAGGCTTCAGGATCGTGGATCCAAGCTGTCTCCCGAACTCTGTCTCGTCGAACTTGCCGTCGAAGTTCTTCCGAGCGTAATCCAGACCTGCTGCAATGGCGTCGGCCACGGAACCCCCTGCACGGATCAATGCCTGGGCGACGTTGATCGCACCGTTCCATGCTGTGCCCATCATTTGCGGGAACGGGTTAGCACCGAGACCGGCTTCAACTTCCGTCCGTAGACCTTCCAGCTTCTCTGCCGTAGTCTCTGCCTTCTTGCGATATTTGCCGAGTGCCCTTTCCTTCGCCACTTCTGCTGCTTCGCGGATGATCAGGCTTTCACCGGCAGCTTGTCCGACTGGTTCCCTACCGATGCCGAGAGCCCTCTCGATCATCTTTCTGGAGACGACCGCTGGATCAACAACGCCAGTACCGGACTCAAGCTGCTCGGCTATCTGCTCTGCCATTTTGGATGCTGAAACGCGACGCGTCTCAAGATCCTCAGCCATTCTGGCTGCTTTCCTGCGACTCATCTGTTCTGTCAGAATGTCGTCAACGGATCTGAGCGGAGTGGAAACAGGCTGTTCAAAGGTAGGTTCAACCCGGCTTGAAATAATTTCCTCCGTCGTCTTGAGCGGAGACGCGGGTTTTTCAACTGGCTCTACGATAGCTTCTGGAAGATTAGACTGAACGGATTCCCTTGCTCCTTCCCCGATCCGCTCTGGAACGGAGAGTTCAATGTTCTGAGCCTTTAGCTTTTCAAGGGCAGTCTGTTCTCCGGTGACGATCTTGCTTTGAGCCTCGCGGAGAGCTTGATCAACAAGCTGCTTGGTCGTCGCAATCGACTGCTCAAACTGCAACTGCTGGTCCGAGATGGGAGTGGTTCTCTCCTTTGGAAGCGTTGCCTCAAGAGCGTCCAACTCGACCCTGGCCCGCTCCAAGTTCTCCAGTCCCTTTTCGATGCCTACTTCAAGTCCAGCTTTCTTGTCGGCCAATGATTCAAGCGAGCGAACGTATTCTGATGCACTCTTGGAAGATCCACTCTTCAGACCGCCAGCAAGAGCCGCCGTCATCAGAAGCGAAACTGACGCCTCGGTTGCGGCTCTGACCTTGTCTTCGGGTGTGGAGTCCTTGTCCAGAAACACATCCACCGCACCCGCTGTGGACTGCGCTGCCCCGGAAGCCACCTGGGGAGTGAACGCCGCAGCAAGACCGAGTTCAGCACCTCGGGAAATCTTCGCTGCGTTTGCAGCAGCAGCCACATCGGCAGCGAGGACAGATTCGCCAATCCTGCCAAGAGTGACTGGAAGCCTTGCTGCCTGTCTTGCGGCACCAAGAGTTCCAAGCGTGGCCACGTTTACCGGGCTCAAAAGATCAGCAGCCACCTGACCGATCACACCAGTTGCAGCCGCAGTCTTGGGTCCAACAACTCCACCGATTGATTCACCAATGCGCTTTCCCGCTTCTCGCTTTTCGGGAGATGCGCTCAAGAGAGCCATCATGCCTTCGCGATCCAAGCGCGAAGCCTCGGGCAGCATGTACGGCTTGGGCTCTGGCTCCAAAGCCTGACGAACAGACCTCGTCACAGTCTGGACATCCTGAACGGATGGCATTCCTGCAAGAGGCGTGGCCACCCGTGCGAACGATGGAGCAACCTCCTTGATCCGCTCAAATACAGTAGGAGCTGCTCCAATCGTTTCAGCCTCTGGATTCTTGGCTCTGCCAACCGCAGCAAAAGCCTTCAGGACATCGTCTTGAGAGGGTGGCTTTTCGCCATCCATCTCAATCGTGATACCCGTTGAGTCCTGCGTGACTTCGTAGATTGGCATAGCGACCTACTTCACCTTGAGTGTGTAGCCTGGAATCGAAATCGGTTGAGGTTGGGCGGGTTGTGCTGGGTCTCCGGGTGCTGGCTTTGGAGCTGGCGATGGCAAACTTGTTCCAAACACATCCGCGAGGATTTCCTTTTTCCTTTCACGTGTGACTCCCTTCCTGAATGACACCCGAGGAACGATTTCTTGGGTCAGTTGATCTTGGCTGTATGTCTCGGTGTATTCTTCTTCCTCTGGCTTCGTTTTTCCAGACATCACGTCGGCCAACAATGGGTTGGACTTTCCCATCTCGGCCAAATTCTCTGGAGTTCCGCTAAATACACCGACTCCAGGAACATTGAATTGGATGTATCCAGACTTCCTCTTGGCGGCATCCTCGCGCTGGGCTTCCTCGGTCTTCGCCTGAGAATACATCGACTCCAGTGTGTCGATGTCAGGTTCTCCAATAGAATAGCCTGGTTGAGCCTGAAGATACCCGGTCATCTCTGGACGCTTCTGCTCGCGCTTTCCTTGCTCGATCTTCCTCTGCCTCTCCTCGGTCGCCTTCTCTTGCTCGGCAATCCTGAGAAGCTCGTTGGTCATCGACTCGCTTCGATTCCTGTTGATCCTTTCGAGCATCCGTTGCTGCTGGATGTCCTGCATCCGATTTTCCAACAGGAACTTTCTCGCAGTCGCGGCATCCTGAGCACGCTCGGTCGTACCGGAAGCCATTCCGTACAACCCGCCAGTCAGCAGGTTGGCGATCTGCGACACGGAACCGGGCCGGTATTTCGCGGCCTGCTCCAAATCCTGAATGCTTTGTTCAGCCATGATGTGATTGGGTTAACGGTAAGCGTACTTAACATCAGCAGCAGACCCGGCCAACCCTCGGATTCCACCGATAACACTACCGGCAATCGCCAGAGGATTTCCTGCCTGAGACGCTTGGTACTCACCCTGGGCGTTGGCCAACGCGAACTGCGATCCTTGACCTAGAAGCTGTCCCGGTCCCGCCTGCTGCATTCCCTGCATGTACTGCGGCTGCGCGAACGGCGAGGAACCCTGCTGGAGTCCGCCAAGCTGCGCGGCCTGCGACACGATGGGCGCAAGTCCCAGAGCAGACTGGACGTTGGCGATGTTCTGCTGCCGGCCAGCGGTGCGCTGCTGCTGCGCTGCCATCTGTCCCGCGAACGTCTGCTGGTTCGCCGTGTTCCGTTGGCCAGTAGCCGCGAGGATGTTCTGGAAGGACTGCTGCGCGTTGCGGTTCGCCGTGTCGGACGTGGTCTGACCGGATTGCAGGAGACCGAGGGCTTGGGCGCGGCGTTGGGTATCGGACTGCTGGATGGCTTGCGAAACACCGAGGGCTTCCCGGAGCGCAGACGCATTGCCAAGGATGTTGCCAGAAGCCGCTCCACGCGCACGCAATGCCTGCTCTGTGGCTCTTTGCAGGCCGGGAGGCAAAGAACCAGCCTGAGCCAGTTCTCCGCCAATCTGACGCTCCAATTCCGCCCGCATCGAGGCCGACATCCCGGTGTCGCGCAGTTCCTGCGGCAGGGATACCCGCTCGTACTCCGGGGCCGATGGCGCAGTCTCCTCGACGCCTCGGGCACCGGAACGCAGATCGGAGAGGAAACGGTCGTAGAGCTTGTACCGCTCGGGATCGGCAGTCTCCAGCTCCCGGCGACGTTGCTCGGCGAACTGGGTGCCGTACTCCTTGGACAGGTCGAGCTGGGCCTTGGTGAGTTCCGGTGCCAGCCTGGCCAGTTCCCGAGCGGTCTCGCGGGTGATGTCGATGTCCGACATGCCCGTGAAGTCGTAGGACTTCGTTTGGCCGGTGGCTGGATCGACGTAGGTGCCCTTGCGACCCAAGCGCGATGCGGCCTCGATCTCGCGCAGCAGCGGGTACGTCTCGGTTTGGGCGTAGACCGCCTCGCGGTTTGCCGCCGCCATGTCAGGTGCTTTGTAACTTCCGCCCATAAGAAATCCTCTTGTTGAAAAGCAGGTTGCAGTAACGGTCGAAATCGAACAAGCGGACCTTGCCGGTGGCCGCGTTGCGTCCTCCGATCTTGGTGACGTTCTTTCCGCACCGGCTCGACAGAACCTTCATCAGCGATTGGACGGCGTCCTCCTTGCTGGCCACAACGACCTCGACCCATGCGATGGATCCCTCGGGATCGTTGGCCTTCCAGTCATCCGATTGGGACAGGTCATTGATGAACCGGACGGCACCGACTCCCACGCACTGGCCTTCGTGCTGGATGAATGCGATGCGACCCTTGAAGTAGCTCATCCAAGCGAGAAGCTGATCGTCTGACCAGTTGCGGCAGTTCCCCCACTTTTCGCGAAGCAGGTTGATTGCGCCGTGGGTCATTGCTCGGGCCTGATCGAGTCGAGGAATCCGCTGGTCGTAATACTCTGCGGCATCATCCGCCCACCGATGCCCGTGGATGTCCTGAGCCTGAACTGGATGTTGTTCCATCGACCGCGAGAAATGAGGTTGAAGGACTTGAGGAACTTCAGCTCCTGAGGCCCAACGTCCACATTGGACTCCAACGTGGTAAACGTCTTGCCCATGTCCGTCGAGAACGCCATGTCGAACGAAGCGGTCCAATCCAAGTTCTGGTTCTCCAGAGCGAACTGAACATTGTACCCGGTCTTCTGCGGGATGGGCTCGTTGAAGTTGTATGCCTTGGTGATGATCCGGGACTCGTAAGGATACCCGGAATCGAAGAACGCGGTGATCGGGGATGGATCGGTGCGTGTGTTTGGTAGGTAGTCAGAGAACGACCACACCTGGCCG